TTAACTGATCCTACCATATCTGCAAGTATGAATAAGGATCGACGTCAAATCTTTAGCTTCGACTGCTTCAACGCAATCCTTGGACTGAAATATTCTAATCATCTCTAACCCCCTTCGTTCACTTGGTAAATAATTTCAACATAACTTTAACCTTTTATCCCCATGCTCTAACAACAACGTTATAGATAGTTTTGCTAGAATTTCCAACGTGTCGGTAAAGCAGTAGGCCATTTAATGGTTCATCGCGATTATAGTTTTCTTTACCGATATATAAATTACCAGGAACCGTATACTGCCACAAATAGTTGTTATATATAGTATGAGACAACAGATAGCAAATTCCATAATCCAAATCTGTTGGTGAGTTCTCTAATGGATTTGATTTATAGGTTCCAGTAATCATGGCAATCTTTGGCGTAAAAGGGAGTTCTAATGTACTACTTACACTCGGATTGATCCTATTTACAGTATATTCGTAGTACAATTTAGGTTCTAGAGCCCCTAGCACCCCGAATATATCAACCTCGCTCCTTATATTATTAGAATCTAAATCAGAATCTCCCAATATCGTAATTGCGCTACTATAATAACCCGCCGCTTTTGTCTGGTTCGTCGTCCCCGGCGTTACAGTACCACCTGAGCCCCGGTTAGGCATGCTCCCGATCAGATTATTTGCACCGGCATTACTAAACGTTCTGCCACTCAACACGTCCGCTGTAACTGCATTCCCGGTCGCCTTTACGATAGAATTGAGTTTTGCAATCAACGAATCCCAACTCTCACTCGTGGATGCCGAAATCCCTTTGGCAACAAGCGCGGCAACCACTTCCGCTTTTCGCTCATTGCCAAGCTGAAAAGCCGAATCAGCCCTCGCCTGCGCTGTTGCCGCAGCAGTATTAGCCGCGTTCGCCGTAGTTTGCGCTGCTGTGGCTGCATCATACGCCGAATTTACTGCCCGGGGTGTTGCTGCCAAAGTCTCGCTAGTGCTGTTCGTAGCATTAGAGAGCTTCACGATCCCCGCCTCCGTTACTGATGCCGAAGGGATTTCGATATGATCCACATCTTCACGCAGTTGATTGATCTCTTCCCCGATCGCATTCATATCCTGAGGTTGAACCGTGCCATTCAAACTCCAATCTGTCCTCGCCATCCTTACACCTCCTTAGCTTGTACCGTATGCAGCAGAAGAGTATCAGTCGTGATCGGTACATAAACGTTATTGGTTGTTTTAATGTTGTTATTCGCATCCTTAAGCTCAATTTTCGTAACTAGCGAAACATCGGCGGCTGGGACGATATACTGCATTCCCACGGTTGAACCGGTTACTTCCTTTACACTAAAGCTTGTAATCTCAACCGTATCATTCAACACGACCTTTGAAATATTCGCATCAACAAAGCGAGCCACATCATTCAAAAAAGAGCTTATCATCACTTCACCACCACCTCCGGACCGAAGTCGGCAAATGGTTTTTCTCCCAGCTTCCATTCACCTAATTTATAGTTCCAATAAATTTCCTTACTAGTGATCCTTTCTTCCAAGCCGAGGACGTCCCCTAAACTGGTTTGCTGCTGATAGATCATGTTCGCAGGCTTTAACATCTTAACCGTATGTTCAACCTCTTTAAATACGGCTGCATCATCGAGATTGGTTGTAACGTTTAACTTAAAAGCTTGGGGATCTACACTGACAATCGTGAGTCCAGCCCCCACCAAAAAATCGAGCTGACGCTGCAAATACCGCACAGTAAACGGCGGTTTCGTAGAATACCGATTAATCAGCCGCTTTCGTCTGAACTCTAGCGTTTCTGTGGCAGGGTCGGCCTGTATGCCTAGAATCTTTTCCCGTCGTTTAATCGCCTGCATCGAAGCACTAACTACGAATTGGTCATCCAATAATTGGTCAACAACCTGCTCCACGCTAATAAATTCCTGCGACTCCGTCTCAGTCAAATCCACAAAATCCACGACATCATGGTATAAGTCCGGGAGATACTGCATGAATCTATTCACTCAGCGTCACCGTCCCCATGATTGGGATCTGTTCATCTGTCAAAATGACATTCGCTGCCGCTCCATTCAGCATCGTATGGGTCACATCTACTACACCCTGCACAGTCAAAATGCGAGATTCGATATGCGCGACGCGAACGATCAGAGATGAGTCATTGGCCCATGCTTGCCGAAGGGATAACAGATAAGCGCTTATCGCCTCTTCAACGTCACTTTGTACTTGTCCCAAGACGGCCTCGGGAGCTAGCGTCAATGATGCTGTGACATCCATTATGCGCCCCTGGGCACCCGTGATCGTTACCTCGTGACCAATCGGCGCCAGTCCCAATCCCTGGCCTTGATTTTGTTCTGGATCAATCCTCGTTTGAACTTCGTCTATCAGCGTTTGAGACGGCTGGCTGAAATCGGCTGCGAGAATTGTCGCCTTCACCGTCCCCCCGCCATTCCATACCGGAAATACTTTAACGCCGCCTACACCGGAAATTTCGTTAATCTTTTTCTTGTAATCCGCGATGTTGCCGCCAAAAGGCTGCTCGTTAATCGCATCCATGTACCGCTTCCGCAAAGCTTCATCACTCTCTGCATCCTCTCCCGGTACGAGTACATCCGTCAATTCAGCACGAACCAGGCCTGCAACATAATGGATGGGAAGCATTCCCCCATACTCCTGATTGCCGACCACCCCCGGCGTTTCGCATTCTACAACCCACTCGCCAGTACCGCCCCTGCTGACTGCAACATAATCAAGATCGTTGATCGAGAACCTGGACCCTGCTGGCACATCGATAGGTACGTTGTTGGAGCCATAGAACAAAGCTTTACGCCTTGCTTTCGTTGCTGGTTCACGGTGAATCCCGAACTCGGCTGTACGCCGTTCCAAATACTCTGCTGTGGCCGTATCGGCGTATGCAAGGTTGTTGTTTATGTCCAGTTCGATGTACATCTGGGCCAGCTCCGCTGCAGCAGGAGCCAGAGCGTCGTAAATAACTGATCCCTGGCGTTTATCGACATGATGGGATACCTTATCTAGCATCCTTTGCAAAATATGTTCATAGGTTTGGTGTTCATACATTTATTGTCACCTCGCTTTTAAAATCCCCGAAGGTAGAAACTACCGTAAACGTGGCTAGCGCTTCATCCCCAGTGATTGTGATTTGCATGTTTTCCACCCCAGATATTCGGTTGTCCGCCAATAGTGCTTCCTTTATAAGACGATCTATTTCTGATCGCACATACCCCTGACTTCGCCCCTGCAATCCTGTTAATTCGCTGCCGTAATTCGCATCATAGATAAGATGTGCGAATCGGTCGGTTTGGAGTATTTTATACACGGCTTGCCTGACTGCATCCAAACCTTCAACCATGCCCGTGCACCGGCCTTTATGAAAATCTATGCCATATGTCCGGCTCGTTTCCAGGGCCGTCTCAGCCGTCATTAAATTGCCGCCCAACGGTATCATGATCCCACCACCTTATCTAGCACCACATATTGCTGTCCCCCCTGCATTCTTAACAGCAAAACACCGTCACCCGCCTTCAGCCCCTCGCGAATAACGATCTTTTCTGTTAACGCATCCTGGGTCGGAATGCCATCTGTGTGATGGCTGTGTTTCAGATCAATTTCACACCTGGTCAGCTGTTCAGTCAGAACAAAAAAATCCTCATCCAGCAATAAACGCTGATCGACGAGGATTTCCAGGGGCTGTTCTTTGGTCACTGTACCAAACATGACCGCGACAGGATGCTCTGCTTCATTCAGATTCATGGTGATTTGCTTTATCGCATTGGCTAGACTCATTCGATCACCTTCAATTCAATTTGCAATGTGTATTCTTCGCCGCTGAAACGGTGGGAACATTCCTCAACCAAGTAAAGCTGGTTGATCGCCAATTCCCCGATTTCCATATGGATGTAGCAGCCAGCACGAACGGACGGATCCCCTAGCGCATCCACCTTCAAACTTTTGGTCTCGCGGTTTTTCAGCTTGATCAACTGATCGAGAAGCTGACGAATTTGGGCATCATTCATGTTCTCGTCTACTTTTTCGTAATACTGTAGTCTCCCCCATTTCGCCATATTGGCGCTATCCTGAGCGATATGCACATCCCGCTTCTTGGTGTCCTTGTTGTCACGCACCAATTTGAACTGGTTATACGTTTCGCTGTCGATGCTCTTTTCAAAGCTGAACCCGGTCATCAGACTCCCGTCCCCGATAGCTATATCCAGCTTCATGTCCTTTACATTTTGTAAGGCCAGCTTGCCGTAGTCGTCGTAAAACACGTAAATGCTTCCTGTGTTGACCGTTGTGAGTGCTAGAGCTTTGTCGATGATATCAATAAGCTTCTGACCGTCCTCAATCAGTGTGGGAAGTGCATATTTGGTATCAGCGATATAGCCCCACTTCAACTCGAAGTCGTTGGCAATCTGCTTGATAATCGCTGCTGCCGTCTTGTTCTTAAATACGTAAGTATCTGTCGTGGTTAAATATCGAATCTGATCATACGCTTTGATCTTTAGCGTTTCTTCCTGACTCCTGCCGATTGAAAATACATAGCCATAAAAAAGGGGCTTATCATCATACTTCACCGAGACGATGTCCCCGTTTTGAATCAGATAGTTACGATCTTGCAGCATCGTAAAATCTAGGCTTCCCGGCTTGCCGACCCTTGATGTTTTCCAGGTTGCATCCGTGACAAGCTCCGATATATCATACATACCGCCTTGTTTATCGTCCGTCATCACTTGCAGCATGTTACCCCTCCTATGGCAGCTTAATAACTTTACCAATGGGCAGCCGTTTTAATTCACTGTCTTTGATACCGTTCAGTGTTTGTATTTGCTTATATTTACTGCCATCGCCCAGAAATTGTTTAGCCACTTTCCAAAGGTTGTCTCCCGCGACAAGAGTATACGTTCCAGGCTGTACCCGAGTATCTGCACGCGACGCTGACTGATTCTCAGACAGTACCGTTTCTTTGCCCGTTGCATCCTGCTCGACTTTGACCTTCTTCGCGGCGTAAAAGCGATATTCTTTAAACGAAAGTTGGTAGTGTATGTCCCCCACAGCGCCGCCTTCTTCACTCCAGCTAAACTTTTCAATGCTCACTGCCATATTAATATTCAAATTCGAACCGGTGAGCACCAACCGAACCGGGCGTTTTTTACTTCGCCAATCTTCAATTCTATCAATGTAATAAGCCGGCCTGAACATAGCGCTGCGCTCAACATTAACCCCCGGAAACCAACTTGCTGGGAATAAGCTTTCAAAAGCAATTTCTTTCAGCTTCATATTCTTGATGACGTTAATTTCGCCTAACATAGATATATCGTATGTCTTACTATCCCCGCTGGATTGAACCTCAATTTTACCCGGAAGCACCGGGAATTCTATGGCTTCGGCTCCATTGTTGAATGACAGGGTGAGAGTGTATTTATCCACGGATCCCCCCCCTTTCTACCTTTAATTTAAGCGTATATTCTCGACGCACTCGATGCTATTTCTTCTTCCAATGTAACTGCAATTTGCGATATGATCGAATCCAAATCTGCTCCATGGTTAATATCCCCGGTGCTAACGGATACGGTAGGTGTTAGCGTTACAAAGTTTTGGATGGACTTCATTTCTGCCAGCTCACGCATCGTTTTGAGGTCTTCACTACTGATGTCCACCTTGTCTTCAATTTTTCCAACACTACCCACTTTATCAACTTTGTCAATGGATGCTGCAGGCACACCGGTTTGACTGAACAAAGAGGCGCTAGATCCCCTAGGGCCGCCTTTCGCTTCTTCATCGGCTTGTTGTTTTGCTCTATTCGCAGCCCTGTCCGCCATCATATCCGACAACTTTTGATCTCGTTCCTGTGCCTTTTTCGCAGCTCTCGCATAGGCTTCGTCTTTTTCAGTGCCAGCAAAATCAGCGATCTTGCCAGCTATATCCTCCATGTTAAACTTCCCTTGTAACGCAAACGTTGACCCAGTAACCCTGTCTATCAGGCTTAATATGACATTTATACCATTGATGATGTTATTGATTACATGGTCAAACAATTTCCCGATCGTTTGCGACCAAACAATAAAGGGTACCATCATCCATTCAACCAACTGCCAGAAATACGCCGGAAGCTGATCAAATATATTCAGAATAAAGTTCCACGCTCGCATAACACCAGCTACAAAATTGTCGTTGGTTGTCCACAATTTATAGAGGATCAAAATTAAGGATGCAATCAAAGTTATGATTAAAACGATGGGATTAGCGTTCATGATCGCATTCCATAGCGCCTGGGCTGTGGCTGCAATCCTTGTAGCTATCGTGCTCCAGTTTATCGCTAAGGTTAACCCCGCGATCGCTGCTGCCAGCCCCCATACAATCGGGCCGAGAAGGGACCAATTTTCAGAGAAGAAGCTAAAGACTTGAGCTGCATACTCAACTAGTTGAATCATCCACGATACTGCCTCGGATATGCCCACTGCTAATCCATCCAGAAAATTTGCCACGGCATCAGACTGCAAGTAAGTGGTTAACAAGACTACCAGTTCAGTAATTCTTGCTAATGGGCCTCCTGCTTCCCCTAAGCTCCCGACCCAGCCTTTAATGATATTGTCGAGAACGGTCATCGCACCACCAAAGGTCACCGGCATGTCCTCGAACATCTTGTCAATGTCTCCCGATTGTTTCTGAAAGGCCTTAACAAATTGATCGGCTGTAAGCTGATCGTTAGCTGCCATTTGCATTAATTCTCCACCGGAAATTCCTAATCCACCCGATAATATCTGCATCATGGCCGGGGCAGTATCCAAAAGGTGGCGGAGTTCATCCCCTTGCACAACCCCATCTCCCAACGTTTGGGACATTTGCTGCATAGCATTTTCAGCATCTGCTGCTGAAACTCCACTAATCACTAGAGATTTATTGAATTTATCCGTGAAATCAAGCAAATCATCATTGTTCTTAAATAAACCTTGCGTACCTACTCCAAGCTTAGTTATGAGTCCGGCTGTTGCACTATAACTCGTCCTGGTTCTATTGGCTATATCTAAAACTTGCTGCTGTAACCCAGCCTGGGTGCGCAAACCATCATTAGCAAAAGCTAAACGGGCGTTGGTATTAGCCATGTCATCGGATATCGCCATGGCACCACCGATCACCCCCCCTAGTTTTTGGGCAAGTTTCACCCCCTTGGCTATAACACCAAATACAAGACTTTTAACTGAGGATTCCGTTTGCTTCAAGCCATTGTTAATAGTTATATTTGCATCGTTTAATGTGGTGTTGATTTGCTGGTAATTGTTGTTGATTACCTGTGTCATATGAATAATCTTCTGGTAATTGTTAATCATGTTCAGAGTCGCTTGCACTGTTGCCATTTTGTATTTCACCTTCTTTCGAAGCAAATAACTATCTCTTCATTTTTTTCGCCGCTTTATCTTCCGCTGCAACCCTTTCATCAATGCAAGCCATAACAAAAGCCCTCTCTTCTCTAGAAAGGGCTAAAAACTCACTGGGCCATTTATGAAACTTGTGGAGGGCATAGTAAGCATAATTCGCCTCACTGTCGCCCTCCCTGATTAGTTTTTTGCTTCTTCCACCAGATCCTCCATCCCAACATCAAAACCGCTCAGGCGTTGGATGTGTTCAGCAAGCGTTGCAAGCTCACCGGGCAACAACACTTTATTTACATATTGCTCAGGAGTGGAACAACCAAGTTTGCTAATGGACTCCGCATCTTTAAAGTCAGGTACTAGCGTATTATTGATGACAGATGTGGTGTTAAACTGCTGTGCATTAAACTCTACCTTCCCTTTTTTATGAATGATGGTAGAACGTTTGCGAAGCTCCTCAAAATCAGGACCTGTCATGGCCTTAATCTTGAACTTTAACAGATTTCCCTCTGCATCTTTAAAGCGCTTGGACACGGTCACTTCTTCCGTCAAACCATCAATAGGGTTAGCATTCAAAAATTCTTGCAAGCTCATATCGTTTCCCTCTTTCTATCATTAAATAGTATTAAACATATCCGGCATGTCCACATCCTCAAATGTGAACGGAATTTCCTCTTCCAGCATATCGTCGCTGGTGGCATCAAATTTGGAGAGGAGCAGACTATCGACATTGCAGTTTTTAAGCACAATTGTTTGCTTCCCCGCAGCACTCCCCGGTTGCTCGTTGACCATCATCAAATCAAACCAAAAATCCTCACCTGTTTTAATATAGTTGATCATCAATTCCCTAAACATCGACGTTACATAATAGACCGTCAGTGTACCAGTGCCTTTCCATCCAGCAGCACGCTGTGGCGTATTCGTTTTACCGAGCACAGGCACATCCACTTTGTTTTTCTCAGCAGTGGCCTCCCCGGTCTTACCGTAGAGCAATTCCTCCACCCGTCCGTTGATGGTTACAAAAGCTCGTGCAGTCTTGCCGCTAATGGCATCTTTAACATTAAAAACTCCCATTGTTGAACCCCTCCCTTAACGTACTGTGACACTGATATAAATTTTTTCGACGCTATCCACGACTTGAATCCAAAGATTAATTCCAATGGAATCTGAATCCTTGCCCGGCAAAACTTCAATATCCTTTTGAGAATCAAAATTTTGGATCGCACCTATAGCCTGCAGGCTCTCGAGATAAGAGATCGCTTCAGCTTTAAACAGATTTCGCCCGTCGGCATCATTGGATACCTTGCCAAGGAAATGCTGTTTGAACACTCTGGATATATCATTAGCAATGGCGTCCAAGGTGCGAATAATCCGGTTTTTGCTAAATGGCTTCCCCCGGTCCATCGTAAATGTCTTAAGTGTATTAATATCCTGCACAATTCGTGCCTGGCCGTTATCGACAGTAAGCACCATTTCGCCGTTACTAATCGCCTGAACAAGCTCAGTCTTTGTATATTTCGGTGACACATCGACTGCGTTAGGAATCACCGCATAAGTCAACGATTGGTTGACGTTAGCAGCTGCTTCCATAGCTGCAATCTCCCATACCAGATAGGTCGGTTCTACCGTTAAGCCATCAGCGGTCACAATACCGTTTTTCAGGCTAATTACACCTTCATGATCCGCTTCAGGATAGTTGCACAGTACAGTCTGAAACTTCTTCCCCTCGTTCTCCCGGAGACGCTTGGTATAAGCCGTTGCGAGTGATTTAATGACACTATCTTCTGTAGGCACCGCCAACACCTCAAATTCCTCCGCCTCAAAGGCTGCAAGGGCTGCAGTATATTCCCCAGCTCCGCCAGAACCGTCCGCCCCGCCCTCCAGGGAGGTCACAGCAGTGTCTGTCAATACGCCTGTACCGCTAAAGTCCACAAAGTCATTGGATACGAGATCCTCTGCTTTTTCGACCATCTGGACATCCACTTCCTCCTGATCCACATACGTGATGACATTAAAAAAGCCCAGCATATCTATGTTGGACTGGATCGAAACTTTCAGATCATTTCCTCGCGGGCCGCCGTATTTAGCCGTCGCGGTCAAACTACCTGACACGGCGCTTGCCTTCACTGCCCCGTTTGCTCCTAAGCGATAAATCAATACCTTATTAACATGGGAAAGTGCCGCGGCAATATGCCTGATCCGTGGGTCGACTGCATGAAACCCGATAGCAGCTAACGAGTTCTGCATAAATGTGCTTGCTTCAAGTGTCGTGATTCCTTCTTTCCCCCAAGGCAGATGAGCGGGAACCGCCAATATACCTCGTTCTCCTAATTTACCAAGTGCCTGTGCTTCAGATTTGAAATTAATGTATACATCAGGCAATACTTTATTTTGTGTAGTCCAAGTGCCGCCCATTTATTTCACCTCTCTGTTCATAAATTGTTCTACTAGCTGTTTCGCTTGTGCGATCGAATAAGTCTTGTAATCCTCCAGCACAATGCTAAGGATATCTCGATCAACACCTTGCCATTGCTCAGATTGCACAAATTGTTCCTTCGTAAAGCGAGCTGCATTCGCCTTTTGCTTTGTATCTTCTTCTTTTTTAGCCATAATTTAAGTACCCCTCCTGCTCGAGTGTTTGCATTTTTGGCATTTCCGGCTTCGGCTTCCACAGCCAATAGTTATAATCCACGAAGAAATGTAATGTCTGATCATTAACTTCATGCTTCATATTAATCCCCCGGTATATTTCGCCATCGATCTCTACTGTCGCTAGCGCATCATAGAGTATTTCTGCGGTTGCATGAGCCTTTTCGTTGTATTGCGGCCCTGTCGGGAAAAAGGTAATGTCGAAGGTATGAGTGCGGTGATAGCGCCTGCCCAGTTCTTGTATTTGTGATGTTGTCAGCATTTGAACCATGAAATATGGTCTTTCCAGGCCCTGCTCACTCTCTTCGTCATAGACTGTTATGCCAGGAAATGCTTCCGCCAGAGCGTCTGCGATTCCCTTACGAATGCGATTTGAACTTACTTTGTTCATAGCAGCACCCCTTTCTGCCAT